AATTAATCTTTTACGTTTTTTAACGTACCGATTAATGGTAATTGCGGTATTAAATTCTTCTTCATCCAACGCTTTTCTTTGATATGGGCGATGTAAAGGACGATCTTCTGAAGGAACAAAGCTATCAGCAGCATTAGTCAGTGAATCGAGGTCCTGTTGTACATCTACGACTACTTGGTCAACTGGCACTGTATATGCTTCTCCAGTTGGATCGGACAATAAACGTACCGTTACTAAATTTGAGTCTGACTTAACTACAACAGCACCCTGTAAATCTGTTTCATCGGTAAATGCACCACGGACAATGTCTCCGGGTCTAACATAAACATCATTTACAAAATCGCCGTCATCATCTGAATAGCGCATACCTAAGCGTTCACCGCTTGTTGATATTGCTACATCTTCGGCTACGATACCGCGAATCATTTCTGCTTTATCAGCTAACGAATCCTCTGTATTGAGAACTTCTTCGACTTGCGTTAATGCTTCTGGAGATATTGGCACACGCGATAATATTCCACTGTTGTGGATATCCATCCGCATGTAACCACTGCGAGACTCAACAGCAGACTTAGCATCTACGACAATGAAAATTGTTGTTGTTCGCATGGTCTAATCTAAAGGGGGCTAATAACCCCCTTTTTAACGGAGTTTTTATGGCTACATTTCGTTGTTTACAAAGCGGTCAAACAGTGACATTTGTCCACCAACATGATATTGACTCTATGAAGGGTCATGCCGGTTATGTTCGTCTTGATGAAGAGCAAGTAGAAACATACGAAAAGCCGATGGTTTTATCCCCTCCTACTCCTGTAAAGAAGTTAGGAAGACCAAAGAAAGTAGCAAATGTCTGATATTGATCCAAGAGAGTTTGGCAAACTAGAAGCCCAAGTTGAGGCACTTCAGAATGAAGTTCATGCCATGCGTGAAGACATTAAAGCGCTTCTAGAGATGGCAAACAAGTCTAAGGGTGGTATGTTTGTTGGAATGGCGATTGCCTCCGTTGTTGGTGGCATCATTTCTTTTATTGCAACTAAGCTAGTAAGGTGAAATCATGTACGGAAAAACCAAGATGACCAGTTCTAAGATGCCTAAGAAGCCTAAAGGTATGCCTGTAACTGTAATGATTGCTGTTGGTAAACCTAAAGCTCTTCCTACCCGTGGTGGTCGTACTGCTACAAACATGATGAAAAAGTCTGGTCGTAGCAAATGAAAAAGACTAAGACTGAAGCTAAGATTTCCAAGGTTATGCGAGAGTTTAAGGCGGGAACGCTTCACTCTGGCAAAGGTGGTCCTGTGGTCAAGAAGCCTAAACAGGCTATTGCCATTGCTTTATCTCAAGCTAGGAAAAAGAAATGAAACAAGGTCTTTACGCCAATATCAAAGCCAAACAAGATCGCATCAAGGCGGGTTCTAAGGAAAAGATGCGTAAGGTTGGCTCTAAAGGCGCTCCTACAGAGGCGGCATTTAAGGCTGCTGCTAAGACAGCAAAGAAGAAATGAAGACTCCTGCTTGGCAAAGAAAAGAAGGAAAATCTGCTTCTGGGGGCTTGAATGCCAAAGGAAGAGCATCGTATAATGCAGAAACAGGTGGTAATTTAAAAGCACCAGTCAAGTCGGGAGATAACCCTCGTAGGGCATCCTTTTTAGCACGAATGGGCAATATGCCTGGCGCTGAGATGAAAGATGGAAAGCCTACCCGACTTTTACTTTCTCTTAGAGCTTGGGGTGCATCATCCAAGGAAGACGCTAAAGCAAAAGCTAAGGCGATCTCTAAGAGGAATATGAAGTGAGACCAGTATCTATCAGTAAGAATCTAACTGCTAATACAGCTACTACGCTGTATACAGTTCCTACTGGATACTATGCAAAATGCGTTTTAATTCATGCTTGTAATACATCTCCAAGCAAACACATTTCATTTAGTTGGTATGACGCAAGCACTGCTACATCAACTTTGATTGTTAGCGAACAAGTTTTATCGGCAAGAACTACACTCACTCTTATTTCAGACACGCAGTATTTTGTAATGGAAGAAGGCGATTATTTAACTGCCACTTCTGAGTCAGGTTCAACAATGTCTGTACTGGCAACTTTTGAAATTGAAGGATCGCAACGAATATGACATTCCTACAATTAGTCAATGATGTTCTGATTCGTTTGCGAGAGACACAAGTTTCTACAGTAACGGAGACAGCATACTCAACCTTGATTGGCAAGTTTGTTAACGATGCCAAGCGTCAAGTAGAAGATTCTTATGGTTGGAATGTTCTTGGTCAAACAGTGACCATTACAACTACCTCTGGAACTTATGTCTACTCACTCACTGGTGCGGGTCAGAAGTTTCAAGTGATGGATGCTCTCAATACGACTGCTAATGTTGGTATGCAGAACATCAGCTTTGTTCAGATGAATCGTTACCAGAACTTAGTACCTGCAATCAGTGGTATTCCTGAGTTCTATGCTTTTGATGGCGTAGATGGTAATGGTGACACAAAAGTAGTTCTATATGCACGACCAGATGGTGTTTATAACATTCCATTTGCTCTGACTGTTCCACAAGCAACATTGTCTTCTGACAGCACTTCTGTTCTTGTTCCTGATACTCTTGTTGTGCAAAATGCCTATGCAAGAGCATTGGTTGAGCGTGGTGAAGATGGTGGTTTGAACTCTTCTGAGGCTTATCAGTTGTATCGTTCTATGCTTTCTGATTACATTGCTTTGGAAGGCACTCGCTATCCTGAAAATCAGGAGTTTGTAGCAATATGAGCCAAGCACTTCAAACTAACAGCGTATCTGCACCAGGCTTTTATGGTCTGAATACTCAAGATTCGCCATTAGATTTGTCATCTGGCTTTGCTTTGGTTGCAAAGAACTGCATCATTGATCAGTATGGTCGCATTGGTTCTCGTAAGGGTTGGACAAGAGTTAACTCTTCTTCTGGAGACCTTGGTGCAAATGATGTTGGTGTCATCCATGAGTTAGTCCAATCTGATGGCACACTCACTGTTCTGTTTGCTGGAAACAATAAGTTATTCAAGCTAAACACCTCGAATGCTGTTGTTGAGTTGACCTATGGTGGTGGCGGTACTGCTCCTACTATTTCTGCAAACAATTGGTCATGTGCTTCTTTGAATGGCATCACTTATTTCTTCCAAACAGGTCATGATCCATTGATATTTGATCCTGCTGTAAGTACTACAACTTATCGCAGAGTAAGTGAGAAAACTGGTTATTCAGGAACTGTTCCTTCTGCAAACATTGTTATATCTGCCTTTGGTCGTTTATGGGTTGCTGATACAGCGACAGATAATGTTACTGTCTATTTCTCAGACTTGTTAGCAGGTCATATCTGGAATACAGGAACTTCTGGTTCTCTGAACATTGATCGTGTATGGCCTAATGGTGCTGATGAGATCACAGGATTGGCTGCTCACAATGGTTTCTTGATTATCTTTGGTAAGCGTCAGATTTTGGTGTATGCCAATGCCACAACACCTGCAACGATGTCATTACAAGACACTGTAGGCGGTATTGGATGTATTGCACGAGATTCCATTCAAAGCACTGGTAAAGATGTTTTGTTTTTATCGAACTCTGGTGTTAGATCGTTTGCTAGAACTATTATTGAGAAGTCTGCTCCTATTGGAGACTTATCTAAGAACATTCGTAGTGACTTTATGCAGATTATTGCTAGTGAAACACTATCTAGCATCAAGACTGTTTATTCAGAGTCAGAAGCCTTTTATTTGATGACATTGCCCACAATCAAAGAGGTTTATTGTTTTGATACAAGGGTTCAATTACAAGATGGTTCTTTTAGAGTAACTAATTGGAATTCTATAGAGCCAACAGCATTGTTATCACGCAGAAATGGTGATGTACTAATTGGTAAGAATGGATATATTGGTAAGTACAGCACTTATCAAGACCATACATCTGCTTATAGGATGCAGTATTACACCAATCATGCAGACCTTGGTAATGCAAATATTACTTCACTGTTGAAGCGTTTAAAAGTAGTTGTAATTGGTGGATCAAACCAATATGTGACAATGAAATGGGGCTTTGACTTTAATAGCAATTATTTGTCTGCTAATGCTTTGATTCCAACACAAGGAATATCTGAGTATGGCATTGGTGAATACAATGTTGCCCAATACTCTGATGGTGTAGCATTACAAACATTGGTTGTTCAAGCTAGTGGAAGCGGTAAAATTGTTCAAACTGGCTATGAAACAAACATTAACGGATCATCGTTATCTATTCAACGAATTGAAATCCAATCTAAAGACGGAAAAATGTCATGAGTGCGCTTCGCTTAGTTTCTGCAACAAAGATTTGCAATCATTGCAAAGAAGATAAATTGTTGTCAGAATTTACTTTGAACAACAAAGCAAAAGATAAATTGCAGTACAAGTGCAGAACTTGTGATGTTAAATATCAAGCACAAAGGCGTGATAAAAACAAAACTAAATTTGCAGAATATTCAAGAGAGTATCAAAAAACTCGTCGTAAAGATTTTGAATATAGACTTCAAATGCTTATAAACGCATCAAAGCAACGGGCGAGAGACAAAGGTCGTGAGCATAATATTACTGTTCAAGATTTGAAAGCAATTTATCCAGTTAATGGTCTTTGTCCAATTTTTGGTACTGTTCTTGAGTTTAATGAAGCAGGATTCCGTGATAGTAGTCCAAGTATTGACAGGATAGACTCATCAAAAGGCTATACGATTGATAATATTCAAGTAATCTCTTGGAAAGCCAATCGAATAAAAGGTGCGGCATCTTTGCAAGACTTAGAGATGCTAGTTGCATACCTCAAACAAGGAGATTAAATTGTCAAATTACACACAGAGCACCAATTTCGCTACTAAAGATTCACTTCCTTCTGGTGATCCATTAAAGATCGTCAAGGGTACTGAGATCAACACTGAGTTTGTCAATATTGCTGTTGCTATTGCTACTAAAGCTGATCTAGCATCTCCTACGTTTACTGGTACTCCAGCAGCGCCTACTGCATCTAGTGGAACAAACACTACTCAATTGGCGACTACTGCTTTTGTTACAGCGGCAGTTTCGGGTGCAGTTACATCTGCTTTGGAGGCCGTTTATCCTGTAGGCTCTATCTACATCAATGCTGGTGTTTCTACAAACCCTGCAACATTGTTAGGCTTTGGTACTTGGACAGCATTTGGTGCTGGTCGAGTCATGGTTGGTTTGAATGCAA